TACTCATGCTTTTTTCAAAGCATTATTATTTTTAGGAGTAACCTTTACAATTTCGCTACCAATCTGTAAAAAATCATTGACTGTAATGTTGTCAGAATTAGCAACATTCAATATAATGTTTTCTGCTGCAATTCCCACATGGTCAACACGTACTTTAAGATCTGGTTTGGTTGAAGGGTTTGCTTTACCTAAATCAGTTGCTCCAACTGTAAGAATATCAAATCTATTATATCCAGTTCCTTTGTCAGTTAGTATTACACTACTAACAACACCAGCACTAGAGACAACTATAGTTGCTTTAGCATCAGAACCTGCACCACCAGATAATGCAATACCAGTATAAGAACCAGCAGTGTAATCTCCACCACCATTTAATATAGTAGATCTACCAATACTATCGTCATTGAGAGTCGTTGCTATAACTGACGTTTTAAGGATTGCTTCTTGATAAACTCTCTTTCTTACATAATATGTTGTTGTGGATGATGAATCATCTGGATTGACATCAACATTTATTTCTTCACCAATACCAACACCATGTGCAGAAGATGTAGTTAATAATGCTACATTATCTTGTACTTTAAAAACAGCAAGATTTTCACTTAAAGATGTTAAAGAAACAATCTTTGAACCTGTTGTGTTGATTAAATTAGAACTTGTTAGGAATAAAGTAGTAGAAACGCCAAATGTTCCTGTCAAAACTTTTAATTTGACATTATTTTGATCTATAGTTGTCTCTAATACTTCACCTGTGGCCACAGCTGCTGCAACACCATCACTAAGTGATAAAATAGCACCTTTGGTATAAGATGATTTTTGATCAAGAATAAAATTAAGTACTTTAGTGTTAGATGATAGTACATCTGTACTATTAAAAGTTCCTGTTACTGCACGTAGGGCAAAATTCTTAGCAGTAAATACGTTACCAACTATTTTACCTGTAGCACCTGTGTTAGTTTGGGTAATAGTATCTCCATCAAAGAGATAACCATTATTAGTAAGTTCAATATACAGTGCTTTAGTGGTTTGAGATTCAAGTGATGATACTGTTTTTCCTTTAACAGATTCTATTTCACCAGCAACACCTGATCCTTCAGTACCACTATCATCAATTACTAACGAACCACCAACAGAAAAATTAGATCCACTACTTACAATTGTAGCAGATGATACAGTTCCTCTTGTTACATCTTCAATTTTTGCTACTGCCTGCACACCATTCTTAGATATACCAGATGTTCTTAGTCTATTAGCACCGACTGGTAGATCATCTTGAGTCATTGCAGAGTTATAGTTAGAATCTAAAGGTAGAGAATAATAACATTTACCTACAATATATGGAAACAATGGATCACCATTACCATCAACTGTAATAAAATATGCATAAGTTCCTTCAGGATATTCAGGTGTAACACAAAATCTACCGTTGTTCTTATCTAATGATCCAGAACCATCAGTAAATGTGTAATCGTCAATAAATGTTCCTAAAGGATATGTTGTTATATCAGGTCCTACTCTAGTAGAGTTTCTATAATAACTAGGACTCATTTGTGAGATAGCACTAGAAGCGTCTAGTGGATTACTAAATCCATAAGCACCATATATGGGGTTACCATCATATGCAAACCCTAGAATAGGAGAATGGGATGCTCCTGTATCATTTACTCTCAGTGTAGTAGGAGATGCATAATAAGCATATCCATATCCTTTGGCAGGATCGTAGTTTTGAAACCAATATCCATTCTCAGAATCTAAGTTAGTTTTATTTTTAAAATACTTGTCTTTTCTCCATTCTCTAATAGTTGCAGTCGCAGTTGCACCAGAACCAACAGGAATTAAATCAACTACAACATTTTCTTGTGTATAGAAGTCACCACCATTGATTTTTGTAAATCCAGTTATAGTACCAGTGCTTGATATATCAGCCACGTAATCTGCAAATCTACCCTTTCCTGAATTATCTGTAATTCTAACTTCAGGAGGAGTAGAATAATACTCACCCGCATTGTTAACAGTAATACTAGTAATAACACCGTTTGTTACCACAGCGGTAGCAGTTCCATTTCTACCAGACAATATCTCAACTGTAGGAACAGACGTATATGCACCTGCATTAGTAATTGTTATTGATTGTACTACCTGACCAGATAGAGATGATATTGCTTGTGTAGATACGCCATCAACTAATACGTATGGAGCATTCAGATATCCATTACCACGAGTGTTAACAGTAATAGTTTGAAGAGCACCATTAAATACAACATCAGAATCTTTATAACTTGCAAATGGTATTCCATTTGTTGCAATACCTACATCTCTATACTTAGTTTCATAAGTCTCAGTTGTAGAGATAGGTGTTTTTCTAATAATTTTTAATTGCTTCTGATCTTTTATGCCAGCTGGCTGACCTGCTGTGCCCACTGCATGTGAAGGAAAACCAGAAGAAGCTATGTAATAACCTTCACCATCCTCATAGATGGCTGATACATTGGTGTTTAAGTCACTAATGACTGGAGAAGCACCAGGCAACGCCCAGCGAAGATTGTTCTGTGCATCAAAGATCTTTATATCATTTGTTACAAAACCAGGTTCAGATATCTCAAGTATATCACCTGCATTTGAGTATGGTGCGTTTGTCTTATTAGTCGCATTATATAAGACACCATAGACTAACAATGTTACATTTGATCCAGATACATTTGCACCATAGGTTACAGAAGTTCCTACAGGATATACTGTAGTTCCTTCCCTACTCTTTATAACAAACTGATTAACATTCTTATCTTCAAATGTAAATGTCTCATTACCAATAGTAAACTCACCTTTCTTACTCCATCCTAATGTAGACTCTACATCAATCCTATCACCTACAGTATCAGTAGCTAGAATGGATTCTGTTAACTTAGTTCTTGCAGCAATAGAAAACTGACCATTAACACTTGCTTCATTGAGTATGATCTCATATAGATCCTCTCCATCATATGTACCATTGAAACGTACATTGTCAACAACAGCAGACGCAAACGGCGTTGTCTGAGAAATTTTTTTACCAATTAGATCAGTTGGTGTTCCTGATAATACTTTAACTTTTAAGGAATAGTTATTAACCCAGTTAGATTCAGAACTCTTAAGAGTAAAGTCACGTGGATATGCAACTTCTGGTTCTGGATCATCCTTAACTAGACACTTAAATAAAAACTTAATTGACTTATCAGTTCCCTTTGACTGATAGAATGAACTTATATTCTTAATAAGAGTTCTTTTATCAACAGCATCATTTAGGTAAGCTTCGGGAAAGTCTTGTAAGTACTCAGTCTCAAAACTTTTAATTAATGCATACAAGAAAAGGTTACTAATATTTAATACCTTAGATCCATTGATATGACTGGATGCTTGGGTTGTAACAAATGTACTTGTTTTATAAAGATCTCCTAATGTTGTATTACCACTTACACCTCTAGAACAATTCTGTAACGTAGTGTCAGTTCTAGTTTCATAGAAGATTATCTCATCATCAATCTTTACGTATCCACCTTGTTTTGGAAAACTCGTTGCATCTTGTAATACAATTGTGTCGCTAGAATTAGTGATAGCAACATCAAGAGTATTATGTTGTCTAAGTATGTTTTGTTCATAGAAATCAATATCACGGTAAGTCTCAAGATTCTGAATAATATCGTAAGGTTGCCCTTGTATTTCTAGCTGCTCATAGTATTTCTGTATGAACTTTCCAAACAGTTCATACTCTTCGTTGATAAAATCAGGAAGTTGAGAATCAATTAGAAATGAGATTCTATTAGCAGTCTTAGGCATTCCTAGTCTTCTTTATATGCTACAAATTTACTCTTTGATACATCTACGTCTAGATACATCTCACGTTTAACTTCAATATCTTTATTTGCGGGTTTGACTCTTAGTTCAATACGATTGTCAGAGAAAGTTCCCTTTAATATAGTGAAATTGGTCATTTCTATTTCACCTTTCTCATAATTAATAGTTCCGACTGAATCATCCAATAAGATCTTATCACCACTTACAGGATCTAGTCTATATAGGACTATTTTTCCATTTCTATCTTCTAGGTATGAGGTATAGGTTGGAAACTCAAAAACTGTGAAACCTGTGGAAGATACTACAGGATTATTACAATCAACATAGAAAGCATTTTGATAACATATCTCATAATAAGAAGATGCATTGATCTGTGCTATAAAATCTTTCCTCATCATGACACTAGTGTCATTTGAGTTGATAGAAGTATCAGAATTATCAATGACACCAATAAATTTACTGTATCTAAACTTACCATTGAACTTTTCAGTCTGAGATGTCTTTAGATACTCAACTATTGCAGTAGATGCCTTAGTTGCTATTTCCGTAGGTAGTAATTGTGTCTTTGTACCAGTGTAGTATATGTTACTGGTCAATTCTAAAAATAAAATAGAAGGATCAACAAACTCTGGTCTAATAGACGCAACTGTATACTTCTTAAGTTCGTTTGTTAACTCATTTTTAGTAAATGATGAGAGTGAAGCAGCCTCATTGGGTTTGACGGAAAGGAATACCTTACCATATGCAGGTGGCACTTGCTCTTCACCGCCAAATACGATAACATCGCTTGTTGCAGGATATAAGTTCCGCACAATCGCTTTATAGTCATTACCAGTGACTGCTCTGTTCTGTGATCCATAGTACTTAGGAGCGTTATACTTTATCTTATCAATTGTCTCAATATCTGCACCACCAGATGCCACTGATGTTGTACTGATGGATGATATTGAGAAAGGAAGAGTTATAGTAGTACCATTCTCATCTTCCATAAGACCATTGAATGTAAAAGTCTTTGCACCATTGGTAGCAGTGCCATTAGTTACAATGTAACTCATTTGAATTACATTATTATCTTCTAACTTTTTACCTAATACACCATCACCAAAGAATATTTCATATTTCTCATCTTCTATCTCGCTTACAAAATATACCTCATCACTTGCACCAATATCCAATATATTGTTTGCCTGTTTGTAATCTTTGAATATAGTAGAGTTTATTGCCTGAAAAACTCTTACATTTAATGTGCTAATATCAACACCAGAATTATCAATAATAAATCTTTGACTATCTAAATTAGAATTAACCGTTGTATTAGTAACAATTTGAGAACCTTCGTATATTGGTATGTCTGTAAATGTTGCCACATCGTTTACAACAGATACTCTCATGTTTTCTTTTAGTACATAACGATATAGACTTCCATCGTAGTTTGTAACAAATCCACTACCTGATCTGATTGCCACTTCCGCAGGTGCTGTACCACTAAATGTCAGTGCCATACTGACAGATGCTTTTGGTGCTGTAATAGATTTGGGAGTGTATCCTAGTTGTTTCGCAAGAGATACCACATTGTCCCGCAGAGTTGCGGAATCTAAGAACAATTCATTCACTACCATGTTGGTATTGAATGCAGTATAGTAAGTATTGTATGCTAGTACATCTAAAATTTGACTGATTGCGGATCCTTCAAAATCGTAATCAGTAAAATCCGTCTGTGCTCTCATATAATCTCTGAGAGCAAGTTTGATGTCAGCAAAGTCTAGGTTGTTTAACTGGGTATATGGCATTATCTCGTCCTTTCTAGGAAGATGTCTACGGTTATTGGTGGTTCATCTGATCCTCTTATGATGTACGTCATTTCAACGTCAAATCCATTGTCATCATAGTTTGGCATACACTTAAGTGCAGAAATACTAATTCTTGGTTCAAATCTATCTATGGTAGATCGTATGTTTGCTTTGATTTGAGCAGCAGTACCATAGTCCAGAGGTTCAAACAAATAACTTCTTATATCAGACCCATACTTGGGGTTCATCAATCTTTCACCTTTATTAGTCAATAGTAAACTAACGATTGCCTGTTTAATAGCAGAAGCATCCTTACTAACAACAACGTCATTAGTTACAGGATGCTTTTTAAAAGTTATATTGAGATCCTTAAAGGATAACTGAGTCGCCATTTACCGACAATATACGAAGTCAGTTATATTTAGCGACTTTTAACTTACTTTATAAAATGTATACTTCAAAAACAACTCTTCGCCCTTCTTAATCTCTCTTATCGTCTTCACATAGTAAATATTATCTTCGCACCACTTTATACAATTGGGGTCGTCAGAATGGTTTATAAACCCTCCTATAGGGGTTCTCCATATAATATCATCTATTATAATATGAGACACACCAATATACATCATAGCACCAATATCTTCTTTAGCGAAGATACCTTGACCCGCTATGGGACTATCCTTTATATGTAATTCTTTCGGTAACGCTTGATAAGTCATTTCGGAGTCTTCGCTCGGAGGTCACGCCCTTTTTTATCTACCCTGACCTCTATATCTCTTCCTCGCACCGTTTCGTGCTGTCGCACTAAGCTTCGTATTCTGCGATTTACCTTGTCTAGTCTTCTTCGGTTGTGCTACTGTAATTTTGTTAGTGCTGTTATATAATGCCATAATAAGTTTCAGTTAATAATATTATATCATAAAATTCAACCACCTGCAACTACAGATGATTCACCTTCTGTAATTTGTCCACTAATATCAACAGAATCACCAACTCTTGCAATTGGTCTATCGTTGACGAAAACACTCGCAGAACCCTCGTTAACCTTTTGATTAGGATGGTCAATGCATAAAGGTGGTGGTGGAAATGGTAATCCAAGAGTCGGTTTATCAATCGTATGATCTGATAATGGATCATCCTTTCTTGCTACACCCTTGTTACCAACAATAACATTACTACTACCACCATTAACTGTAGTAGTGGTATCACATCCATGACCTGTTGTACATGCTGATCCATTAGTTGCTACTGAGGGCATTGTTCTCTGTCAATCAATCTATCAATATCACTATGTAGTCTATCAAGTGTATCAGCTATCTTCTCGTGCTTGTCTGCTTTCGGTGGACGATACATCAATTGCATCTTCTCTAAGGAGGTTAACCTCTTCTCCATCGTGGCTAATTTCTCTAACAACTCTTGGAGTTTGTCGTTTAATTTCTGCATTGTCAATTGGTTGTCTGCTGTCATCATCTTGTCCTGAGAATCTTTTTGCTGCTGCGAATTCAAACTCATCGCAGAATTGATCAAAGTTATTCAGTATTTTATCGTAGTAGTTTGCTTCTTGTGGGTTTCTCATTTTACCTCTGGATAATCTCTAAGGGGGTCATTTGGATCAGGTCCTACAGGATTATGAGTATACTCTATCTCATGTTCCAAAACTTTCTTTTCAAGACTTACGAGTCTTGTTACAATTTCTTCAAGATATTCAGTAATCTTATTTAGTTGATGCTCATGCAGTTGAACCGCATAGCGAGGATCTTTCATCAGTTCCTTATGTGTGTTGTCTTCAGTCATAATTAATACCTTTCTTTTTTATTTAACTCTTCCTCTTCTTCCATTCGCATCTTTTTGATTGCTTCAAAGAAGAGAGCATCTCTTTCCTCCCTTTCAATTTTTTCGGCAGGTGTTTCTTTTTTACCCATACTGGCAGTTCCATCTGATTTTATATGGAATTGTCCTTTCTCCTTTAATTCTTGTATAGGATCAAAGGATGGAATCTTTGAGGGGTCAAATTCTTGGTCGGGTTTTTCAGTCATTTTTTGCCAGGAAAATTTTTTCTATATTATAGCAAATTTTTTTTCATTTTGCAATTATATTTATCGCTCGTTTGGATACTTTTGTAGGTTAGGGTCTCTATCGTTTTTTGCACGGCTCACCCCCAAAAAGGGGGGAACATATAATTAACTGTCGTATGTGTTCAGAATGGACAGTCTTCGGGGACTGTGTACTCTGGTTGTTCGCCTTGTATCCATTTGTTCCGCTGTTCTTCTTGCCACTTCCTACGCTTGACTCTGTACATGAGTTCGTCAAACAAACTGC